CCTCAGACGATGAAAATAACAAGATTTGGCTAAAAACGCGCCGCACGATGACCGAGGCTGCGCGAGACAAAGCGCTGCAAGGTTTTGTTGACGGTCTGGTTAAAGGGGTTAAACCTTACAAGCCAAAAGCCAAGCCCAAGACTAAGAAGTTTGATGCGGATACTCTGCCTACCATCGTAATCGGCGATAGTCACTTCGGGATGCGAGCAGATGCTAGAGAAACAAAAGCTCGTGACTATGACACTAAGATAGCCTCTAGTGATATGCTTGATGCAATTGATTACTTGGTTGATCTAGCTCCTGCGTCTGAGAAATGTTTATTGGTTAATGTTGGCGACTTCATCCACGCTAACGGTTCGTCAGGCACTACCTTTGCGGGTACAAAGCTAGACGTAGATACTAGGATTGAAGTCGTACTAGAGACAGCCGCGCAGACGTTCCTATTTGCAATAGATAAGTTGCTTGCGAAACATAAGAGTTGCGTTGTGGTAATGGCTAGAGGTAATCACGACTCAGATACTGCCATCGCCCTCGCGTTAATCTTGAAGTTTTATTATTCCAAAGAACCACGAGTGACTATCTTAGACCCTCACGGATTCTTCCACACAATTCACTGGGAAAAGTGCCTTCTCGCTGTCCATCACGGCGACCGAGTAAAAGCAGCCAAACTGGGAGCTATCTTGCCTAAGATGCTGCCAGAGCAGTGGGCGGCTACTAATTACCGTAAATGGTTAGTAGGTCATGTGCATCACCAGAACGTCATAGAGACTGACAACGGCGTTTTTGTAGAGACTTTTGGAACACTAGCCCCTCCTGACTCTTGGCACGCAGGAGCAGGATATGGCGCTTCTAGCGTGATGACTCAGATTGTATTTCACAAAGATGGCGGCGAAGCTATCCGCCACGTTTATCAAATCAGAGACTCGCGCAAAGTCCCTGACCTGACGCTATAGGTATTAAGATGGATGACAAGCCCCAAGAAAGTTTGAGAATATCACTTGCACGAATGGAGGAGCGCATCGTCACTGTGTTTAATCGCCAAAGTTCTATCGAAACAACGATGAATAGCTTAACTGAAAAGGTAGACAAACTGACTGAGCAAGTGATTGCGGGGCGTTACGCCGAGCGCGTTATTTGGGTTTTAATCGTGGCTGCGGTATCTTATGGGGTGCAAAATATATGACTGTCACTGATTTCCCTAACATCAAACGCACCAGAATGCGCGAATTGGCATTTGACAAGTTACAAGAATACGTCAATGAGTGTTATGATAGCGGCTTAGAAACCATTGAAGTCATTGGAATCATTGAGCTTTATAAGCAAGAGCTTATCTGGTCTCTGTCAACCGACGAAGAGGATGAATAGATGAATTTAATAACGTATTTGGGCTGGGTCAAAAAGCTGTGGAAAACAGTAATTGAGATTATCAAGCTCATCGAAGAAACCATACCAGACAACGGTGCTGGCAAAGAGAAGTTGGCTGCTTTTGATCTATTGCTAAAAGCGGCAATTGAGAAGAGCGAAGACATTGATGAAGAGTTTGATAAGCTCCAGCCAGTGGCTCATGACATCGTGAATGTTGCTGTGGCTTTATTCAACAAAACTGGCCTGTTTAAAAAGTCATGACAGGTCGGCTGGAGCAGCTCCTTATCAAGCATGAGGGGTTCAAAACGCACTGCTACGAGGATATCAACGGTCTCGTGCATATTGGCGTTGGGCGTAATCTGGATGACATAGGGCTATCTGAGGACGAGGTAATGTACCTTTTGTATTCAGATATCCGCAGATGCGATCAGGAGCTGCTTCGAGCTTTTCCGTGGTACTTAGACCTCACAAGAGTACGCAAAGATTTCATGATCTGTATGTGCTTTAACCTTGGCCTGACTAGGTTGCTAAAGTTTAAGCTCGCGTTGGGTCACATGGCTGAGCAGTCGTATGACCTTGCTGCTATGGAGTTTTTAGATTCCAAATGGAGTAAGCAGGTAGGTCAGCGCAGCATTGATTTGACCAATATGCTTAAATCGAGTCGCTACCCTTCAGCGTAATCAATTTAGTCTTTTCGATCTCGTCTTCAATGATGAAATCAATCAGTCGTTTTGCCTTCCGTAAATCTTCGATGCCATTCTTATCACGCCACCTTGAGACGTACTTAACGATGGATGCCTCGCAAAACGGCATTTGATTAGCCATGATGTAATCAATGGGCTGAATCTTCATTTTCTTGTAGTGATCGCCACCTACCTGATGGTCTTTTGCGCTCATAGTATTACCCTTTGTTCATGGTACTGAATTTGCTTTTTTAGTTGGGCTAGGATGTCTTCGTATTCTGGCAGACTAACCTTTTTGACTACGTTAGGACGGCTGACCATATCGTCTACATAGTCTTTCCCATAATAGTCATACATCCATTTCTGATAATTATGAGCAACAGTTCCTGCTCCCTTGCCCATCTGTCGATTACAGCCAGCGCATTGCGGGTGGACGTTCTCGATCTCTAGCGCAAGATGGTGAGTGCCTCCTTTGCCTTTTGCAATGTAGTGACCGCCATGCATACCGTCACGATAGTGTTTAACTACGCCACAGCTTACGCATTCCACATAACCGTATTCATCAGCAGCAGATATCCTAGCTAACAACTGGATAGCCACTAAGCATTTCTTTCTTACCTGAGCTAGAGTCTGCAAAAGTAACCTGTCCTTAAGGCATCCATTACTTTGATAGCTCGATGCTTGGTAGGCTCGTCCATGTGAATAAACCTCATTTGCAGCAATTGTAACGAAAACATCCGTTTATTGACTGACACCAGTTTTTCTAAGGTTTTGATGTCATCTGGCTTACGCCAAACTATCGGTAGTTCATTTCTGCCCTGTCCGTCGCTGCCTTGCTGCGCCATTGTTCAAACCTCATAGTAATATGTAAGAGCTGCTGCTTTAAATAAACAGCTCTCTCTATTGCCACCTTAAGACCTACCAGTAACTCTAGGTACTCTGGATGAGCATAAGCGTAACGCTCTTGCTTGGCTAAAGGGATAGCAGTTTGATCTTGTTGCGCTTCCCTTTCAGCTTGCGCCATCAGTATAGCCTTTTTGCTTTTGCGAAACTCCATCAAATACTGGCGAGTCGCTTCTGCTTCGCTGTACTGTTTACTGACCTCAAGGAAGTCGGCTATTCTGTACTCTTTTTCTTGCATACTCATTTCTGACATACAGCTCTACCCATGCTTTTAAATCGTCTGGCACTTTGTCTAGCGCTGCTTTCCGCTCTTCTCTTGTCGCAAGCGTCAAAATATTGGCGGCGTATTCTCGTGGTCTAGTGAAATTATTCAACATCAGGTGGTCTGCCCAGTTTAACGTATTCAAATCCAACTTCGATATGCGGAGTCTGGAATCGTACAGAGCTGTGTTTCTTGCGGACTACATATCTATCGTCTCTCTGAAATACATAGTATTTGAAACGCTCTTCTACCGCGCAATACTTAGCTTCCTCTAACGCTGCTTCCAAGCAACTAAACGTCTGCATTGTCCATCCCCAAGCGCAAGAACTCTATAGGAGTTAAGCCTATAGCACCAGACACCTTGCAGACAAGGGATAAAGGAGCGTCTTCCATGCCCCTCCACCTAGATATCTGCTGCTTTCTCACGCCAAACTGCTGAGCAAGATCAACGGATTTGAAACCGTTGACCTCCTGAGCAATCTTTAGTGAGCGACCAAAGTTGAATTCATACATCAGAATGGTAAGTCCTCAAACACCACCTCAGCCACAGGGGCAGCAGGGGCGAAAGCAGGGGCAGCGTCTCGTGGCGGCATCCACTTAACAGAAAAGTACGAGCTACCTCCTCCTTCTGGCTTGTTCACATAACATTTAAGAGCAATGTTGCCGTTCTTGTTTAGGGATACCTGATTAGCATCTAACGCTGCTACAAGCTCGCGCAACGAATCAGGAGTTATCTGACCGTAGTACGAATCGTCATAAGTAGATTTATTGATGCTGGTTAGCGTTTTCATTTGACTCATAATAACCTCTTGGTTTCGGATTTTATAATTTCAGCAGTCTCAATTAGTAAGGGTTCTGCCAGTTTGAGCAGTTTGTCATCTCTTTTTACCTTAATTAGAAGCGGTTCTAAATCAGGATGGTAAGAGAAAAACCAGTATTCAGCAAGATTTAACAGAAGCATAGTACCCTGCGTTTGCTGGACGTATGCCGTAGGGAGCTTACCCTTGCGTAGATATGCGATGTGAGTGCCAGGATTTGGGCATTTCACCTCAATCCCACAGTTATCCCACACCCCATCGGGGCTACACCCTATCTCATAATCGTCCATCTTTAAAAGGGGCGATTTGGCTATTTCTACGTCTAACAACATTGCTGCTAGTGAGAGCGCATCAGGCTCAAGATCGTTGCCCCTTTGCATAGCGTCCGACTTAAACGTCTCAGTCGGCTTGCCAGTAAGGTTTTCTGCAATGAGCTGGTTAATCAGCCCATCTCGGCTGGTAGACAGTTTGCCAGAAGTAGTAAATACCTTGCTAAAGTTGCTTGCTGTCACGCAGCCTTTGCGCTCCATCAGCCACTCTGGAGTCCCTTGGTCGGCTTGCATTATTCTCATATATTCTCCAAGTGGCATTTAACATAGCAACCAATTTGATGCAGTTAGCGCACATACTGTCTTGCTTTCTGTAAACCTTAGTGCAACCTAAACACTTGATTTCATCTTGGACACTCATGGCTTTGCTTTAAGCTGTGATAGTAACGCATCAAAATCAGAGGCTCTAATCTGAGTTAAATTCTCAACTTTTTTATGCTTTAAAAGATCAGCTTCATTGATATGCTTTTCAGCTAAGATATTTTGTATCTGCCCAACCTGTTGAGCGGAGATAGAAGGAGATGACGCGCTTTCTGGGATGTTTTCGCCATCCGCATCCTCTTCAGCCGTCAATCCAACCATAGATGCCAAACCAAACCGACGACAATAGGTCACAATTGAACCGTAGGCTTGCGCTCCATGTGCGTCAGCGGGAACGCCAAAACGAGACACAATGTATTGACCGCTCGAATGCATCAACATGGTTTCTACACCAACCTCGCCTCCTACTGCATAAGCGTGTTGGGTAAACGCAATCTCGCATTTGTTAAGCGCTGGTTTTGCCGCTGTCAGTATGTCATCTAGGTTCGCGTAAGCCCCAGTAATCTTAGCTTTTTCGTTTTTGAACCTAGTGTTCACGCCAGACATAGTTGCTTTAGGCATCATGGATTGAGCCTTACATAATGCCAGTGCTAAGTCTTTAATTTCGTC